CTTGGTCAATCGCTCCTGCTTTTAACAACTGATTTAATCGCTCCATAGTTGTAGCGTAATTTTCAAAAGGTGTCCGAGTAGCTTCAAATATTCTCTTTGCTTCGGCTGTTGCATCTGCAAGCTCTTTTGTTGCTGTAGTAGCTTCACCTAATTCTTTTACGTTCTTCTCTAAACTTCCAGTTGTAACGCTCTGTTCACCTGTTGCGGTTTTAGTTTGAACCTTACCACCCGCCGCGATATTATAACTCTCCATAGCCTTGCGCCAATAAGCGGCACTAGCAGAATCATCTTGCGCGGCTTCTTCTCTCCAGCTTTTTGCCAACCCTTGATATAGTGCTTTCGTGTCTTTACCAAAAGAAGTAACGGCTCTAAGCTCATAATATCTGGCAATAAGTTTATAAACTGCCGCTGACGCCTTTAAGGAATATGAGCTGATTTCCTGAAAGAACCCTGCAAGTCCGGCAAAATTACGAGTAACAAGCGAAAATGCTTTTGGTAAGCCTGTGCCAAGTAGCAAAATAATATCTGTAATCAGTTCGGCAAAGTAAGCCAAAGTCTGCTGTGTTTCCGGCTTGCTTATTTCCTCTGTGAATTTCTTCATGGCATCCGTTGCGGCCATAACCAGTTTAGCGGTTGACGGATTAAACGCTTCACCAAACTTTACTTTAAAATCTTCTAAATACCTTGGAAATGATGTAATCTGCTTTCCAGCAGTAGTCATTGCCGCTTCATAAGTTCCGGCAATTTTAGCACCTTCCAGCATTACCGTATCCGCTCTTGATTGCATTCTCTGTTGAGCGTTTAGTGCGTCTGTGGTAGTGTTTAGGGCTTTAGCAGTTCTTTTATAACCCTCTTCAAAGTCAACCTGAATACCGATATTACGAAGTATTAACGGCATGCCAGCCTGAATACCGTGAATCATTCTATCAAATGCTTCAGATGAGTTTATATTACCGATAACAGCCGCGTCTTGTGCAATTCTCGCAAGCTTAGTAGCATCGTTCAAATCAATTTGAGCCTGAACCATTTTAGTTAAAACAGAACGGCTTTCAATCATTGAAATACCGGATTTTTGTAAAGACTTTGCAACCGCTTCCATTTGGTCAGCGGTATATCCTGCGTTTTTACCGACAACGCTTAAAACTATTCCTAATGTTTCATAGCGAGCCGCAAGCATAGCCGATTCTTTAACATAGGAAGCAAGTTTAAAAGTGGCGTAAGCAGCGACAACCGTTTTAATTGCGCTTGCCATAGCTCCAAAGCTCTTAGTAACACCACTAGACCCTTTCTGAAGGTCAGCGGCAGTTTTTTTGCCTTGATTTCCAAAAGTTTCTAAATCGGCTTTACCTTTTTTTAATTCTCGGCTATCTACTTTAAATCCTAGACTTGCAAAGTCCATTTTTTTTCCTTTTGTTTTTCTTTGCTAAATGCCTAAACATTTTTTTTAATTGGCTATCAATGTCTTTTCGCTTTTCGGTTACAGGTATAAATGGCGGTGGACAGTTTGCTTCTCTTGATTTATAAACTTGGTCTGCATAAGCAACCGATAATGAGTGGATAATTTCCAGCTCATAATAATCAAGATTAATATAGTTATTCCAAGCATTTAAGTCGCTCCAAGTTAAAGGGCTTTGACCGTCACTACCCACAACTCCTAGTCGATTCAAACATTGAATATAAAATCCAGTTCCTAACGGCTCTGGTATCTCTTTTAAATTATCATTGACAAGTCGTGATTCATAACGCCTTACTTTTGATTTTTCTGGCGTTGTGTTTAACCACGCTTGTTGCCGGACAATTATTTCCCAACTTGCCCGGCACTCGGCAAAAAATTTGCGCGGTCACCAATAAACATATCAAGCTGTTCAAACAGCCACGGATAATCAGTCAAGAGGTTAACGGCATTGGCAAAACTAAAATCAACTTTTACGCCGTTTTCCTCAATGCCTGACCAATCCAAAATGCAAACAGCAATATCTTCAATCCGCCTTTTCTTTGCCTTCTCAATATCTTCATCGGAAATCTCTTTTTTCTTCGGATTGCGTTTCATGGAGTCCATATCTTCACGGGCGTTTTTAATCGCTTTATCCATGAAGATTTTAGAATCTACACCAACAACCACAAAGGAAACTTCTTTAACAGGCTCTGTAAATCCCGGCGGTGTCGGATTAAATATTACTCCCTTATTTGCCATTGTTCTTGTATCAAACTGTTTTAAGTCCACAACCCCCCCCCTTATGATTCGCTCGGAGCTACTTCGATAATATCGTCGTCTATTTCAAGCAAGCAACTTGCTTGAACGATGTTATCCACGCTTCCGATATTGGTTGTATAGCTCACAACCTGCGCGGAAAAATAGATCTCGGTAGTATCCTGCAAAACAATCTTAAAGGCGTAACTGTCGTCTCTGTCAAGAGCGTCAAGCAGAATATCGTGCCCGTCATCTGAGGGCACTCTAGCCATCTGCATATTGAGAGAGCCTTCGTTATAAGAGCCTTTTCTCTTAACTGTTTTGCGGTCTCCAAGCGGTTTATGCGTTACCACGATATATTCTTTCCCGAACTCACCCAAATCAGTTACTTCACCGATTTCAGTATATTCCACCGCTTCCATGCTTGACTGATCGTATGTTTCTGGCAAAGTTCCTACATATATCTTAGTTCCTGCCGATGTGAAAACTTCTTCACTCATAATATTTCCTCCTACTTAAATTTATTTACTTGTTCTTTAACCGTCCGGCTAAATTCCCTTGCTACTATCCTTACCATTCCTTTCGGAGCTTGAACGGAATATCCACCCTTTGTTCTTTCGGTTTTATAAGCTCCTTGCGGATATAAACCATATTCCAAAACTCTAATGTATGGCAAGTTATTGGTTAAATAAAAAACATTACCGGCTGCACCATTTGATACTTCTTTTGCCTTTTGTTTGGTTGCCGCCCCATCTTCATCTTGAAAATCAAGAACACCTTGCGCCGCGCTATTAAGTGTTGGTTGCCAATTACCTCTAGCCGTACCGCCCCTTCTCCCACCACCTCTCCAAACGGGCGTTTGCTCAATAACAGCATCAGACATAGCAAAGCAAACTTTATTAATAATGTTTTGCGCTTTCATTCCTATTTTTGCCGCCCACCGGTCAAGCTCTGTCAATTTATACGTTGCCATAAACCGCCCTGTAATTAATGCTCACTGGAAGATAACACCACCCATCAACAATCATAATTGGCGCAATACTTCCCGATTCAATATAAATATCATCGTCTAACTTACCAACTGCAAATAATTCTAGTATCTCTTCCGCCCATGTCCTTAAGTTATAAGTGCCGTAGCCAGCCTCACCGCACACTGTAATTTGGTATATACCACGGTAGTCTTTGCTGGATAGTTCCGAAAGTCCGACAGGCACGGTAGAGGCTGGCAAGAAGTTTTCACGCAAATAAATTGTTCCCGGCGTTGGAGTAAAATCTTCATTCTCCATTGCGATACTAGGCTTTCCGTCAAGCGTGTTTAACTTTGTTCTTAATGTTTCATAAATAGTTGAATTACTCATTTTTACCTTTCAAGAAATCAATAACCCATGCTTTAAACTCTGCGTTATTCCGTAATGCGAAATAAAGAACAATCGGACTTGCAATTAAGCAAGCAATTCCAATAATGATAATACTTAAAAAACAACCCATTTTCTAATTCTCCTTTAATATTTTTTGATAGCATTTTATTTGTGCTTCACGCTTCAAAGCGTAATCAGTTAATGCGTTATGATTATCTAATATCGCCTTATCATCCGCCGGAGTTTTCAGAACAGGTCTATCCGGCTCAGGACAATAGATGCTAGGATTAACCTGTATTGTTTTACATCCCTGCATCGTTAAAACGATTAGTAATATTGTCATAAACATTATAATACTCTTCATTTTGCTTTTTTCCTTGTATGTTTAGATTTTCAATTTTAATTCGCATAAGTTCTTTTTCTTTACTTAACTCGTTAGCCTTATCAATATAAACCTTGATTTCCTTTTGCGCCTTCTCATAATATTCAATCTGTTCTTTTTGCGCTTTCTTAATCTGCTTATCCAATCTGATTTTATAGAATACAGCAAAACCGGAGCTTATTAAAAATAATAAGATTACGAAATAAATAATATAATTTTTGAAACTACTTATCATTTTCTACACCGCCTGTTTTTTGTGAGCCTTCAATCACGTTTCCAAGTTTCCAAACTCCAAAACTCACTGTAAAAAATCCAATAATTAGGCTAGATAAATCTTTCAAGTTTGTTTTTACTTCTTCGTTAAAAGCTCCGATTACTACAAGCATTAATATGGTCATGGTAATGACTAAATTAACGAACCAGCCGCGTATTGTCTTGTCTTGATAATTCCAAATAAAGTTTTTCATTACCATTTTCCCTCGTGTTCTAAGCTATAATGATTCATGTCGTGTAGTATTCGCGGTGCGCCTCCAATATCATCCCAATAGTCGTGCAAATGATTATGACCGGTTCCATCAGCCAAAAACTTCCCGTCTTTAAACAGGTTTAAATCAATTGCTAATCTGATATAATGATTACTGTCTTTTTTATGTCCGCTTGTGGCATAGGCATCACCGAGCGTTATTTCATAGCCAAGTCCGTAGGCATATTGGATTAATTTAGCAACCATTAATGCAAACTTGCTTTGCTTTTGTCTTAGTGTCATTATTTATTACCTTTTTTAATTTCCTTGACATCGGATTTTATCTCGCTTAATGTTTCCTTGATGTAGCATATGTCAGTATTATAGACATTCTTATCAACTTTGTTTTCTTTTAGTTCCCGTATCGTTTGTGCGTTACTCTCGACCTTTCCCGGCAAATCCCTGATTGCCGCAAATGTCCATAAGACTATAGCAGTAATAACAATCGCCATTAATATTGTCTTTCCTAACCTTGAAAGTTCTCCCATTATTAACTCCTTATCTGGCATATATACACTATGTCCTCCGCTGACCGCCGAACCTTCTTAACATTCATAACGCGGTAACGCTTGCCGTCAACAGTAACAAACCAGCCCACTAATGGACGAGAGCTTACTTTTTCACAAATCAATTTTATATCACCGTCTTTTATTGCAGTTCCGTTAATCTCAAAACCATGATAATTAGCCGGATAACCATAGCCAGTAATCTCATTTTCAACTTCAAGAGAAGGCCGTCCAGTGTCAGGGTCTAAAGTGCCGCCCGTGTAATAAGTGAAAGTAATTGCTTCACCATATTGAGCCAATAATCTTGAAGCTGTTAAGGCTAAATCAACGCTCATAATTAACCCCTAACCACGTTAAACCCAGAGCCGCCGCCGGTTAAATAAGGCGCAAGCAACAAACTAAGGTGCGGGTATAAGTCATTGCCACTTGAACTTTCGGAATATTGCACCTCCAAGACATCAACCTTTTCCCTGATTACTTTCTTTGAGATTGCCGCCAACGGATCGCCGCCAGCATCGTAAATCAAAGCACAAACCATTTGAGCGGTTTTAATCTTGTCAGGCACTTCATCATCATCATCTCGCGGAAATTCCAACTCCTGATCTTCATCATATTTCACACCGCTAAAGGGCTGTAATTCCAGCCAGTCCAACGCCTTTTGAAGTAATACCGCTTTATTACCTGATATTGTTATGCCTCTTGCTGTAGCATAAGCCTCAAGTTCATCTTCACTTACATATCCGATTTCTGCCATTATATCGCTCCTATTTGATTAATATGGTTTTGTTTTCTACCTATTGTCCGGCCTTTTTTGTTTAAATTATAAGCATATTCTCCTCTATAATCACCCGGATAAACAATTTTACCTATTGGGTTTTGATTATTAAGTGGCGCGCCTTCCTCGTTAAGTATTTTCATCATCGCTTCTTTGTCTGGCATAATATCAATTCCGTCACCAATCGCCCTTAAAACTCCAGTAGCTTCGTAACGTCCAGCCGCTATTTTGTATCTCATTCCTAAGTCAAGATTGAATTGATAATCTTTACGAGCGATATTTCGTTCCGGCGTAACTTCATGGAATAAGTGATAAGCGTCACCCCAGACCCTTAGCGAGTTATTTTTATTCACATAAGCGCAACAGGCATGATAAAAACTTCTATCTTCACCACCCCATGATTCAAAACGTTCATCATATCCGCCGATTGCTTTCCAAAGACTTCTAGGAATTGCTAAAGCTCCGCTTGCATGTTTAATAACTAAGCGTCCCGGCAAGTGTGGAATAGTTCCCGACCTTAACAAGTCTGCCGTTCTATCTCGTTTCATTCTGTAATAGTGAGTATAGGCAATTACTAATTCGCCTGTTTGGTTTGCAAGATAAGCGGCTGCCCACATCTGATGGAGTGGGACAATCGTATCAGTATCAACAAAGAAAACAACCTGACAATCTGGATTTTCAAAAGCCTTATTCGCGGCGGCATTTCGTGCGGCAGAACGATTAAAGGTTTCACCTTCGGCCGTTCCGTAAATTATCTTTCCGCCATAAAAGCCTTGAACAAACATTCTTGCGGCTTCTCGCATTGGAGAACCATACCGCCACGGAGCGCAAATACTTACATTGGTTTTATGCTCGTAATATCTGCCAACGAAGTTAGTCCACTCCAAAGGTGAATCAAAATCATCTGTCCAGTCGTCAATTATAGTTTGTCCGGGAGTTGTAAATAATTCTCGTGGGCTAACCTTCTCGTGTAAATCTGAATGACCAAGCAAAGAAGCGTAAAGTGTTCGCATGTGATCTTTTTTAATACGCTTTGTTTTCACAAGCTCAACAATTCTATGACAGTGCTTTAAAATTCTTTCATGGTCGCTTGCACCAAAAGACACGGCAAAGGTTTCATCCCATCTATGCCCTGTAATTGAACTTGCCCACGGTCTGCGAAACATATGGAATTGCTCGCCTTTATGAGATACTATCTTATCAATAGCATCTTCGGAGTAATAGCAATCAGCAAACGCAATTATGGTTAAGCCGTCTTTATTCCACAGCTCTTTTGTAGCTAATAGCTTATCTTCATTGGTTTTTGTAGGGAATGGATTATCAAGTGTGATTCGCTCACCGTATCTGTCATCATTCGGCGCGATTAAAATAACTTCGCAACCACGCTCTTTAAATAAGCGTCTTGCACGGTCTAAAACCGTTTCACCGTCAATAACAACAAAATGTTTTGGCTTTCCTAAAAATGGATGTTCTTTTTCAGTAGGATCATTAAGCGCACCGGGAACATCCCAACGTAAGCCGTTACCTTGAGCCAGTAATAATACTCGCATAGTTGCTCCCTATTTTTTAATAGGCGGGAGTATTAAAACCCCCGCCATTTATATCGTCAAGAGCTACTTATGACGTTTCAGTCGTGTCAATCAAAACACCGGCGCAATTCTTATCGTCAGTGGCATACTGTGTCCAGTTTTCAGAAGTTCCGAGACTGGTCTTATTTGGGTTAGCAGAACCGCTATACGAGAAGCCAAGAACTTCAATATTGAACACGCCTTCACCTCTGAACCCCATAGCCAAGTTCGTTCTATCATTAATCTGATAGCTACGAACACCGGGAGCCTGTGATTCAATTACACTGATTGCACCTGCCTGTAATCCGAGAATAGTATCATCAGAAGCAACATCTGTGACCAGAACCGGGCGGCCTAACGTGCCGGGAGAACCACCGTAAATGACAGTTCCAATTTCTTCAGTTCTTTCAACGTCAATTACTTCGTCAATAACATCGAAGAACAAGCTGGAGTTCATTACCCAGAGCGCAATCCGGTCAGCTCTATCGCCAAATGGACGTAAGCCGGCGGTAAATACCTTTTTTCCAAAAGTTTCTAAATCGGCAGGCACTACAAGCGTTTTACTGGTATTGATTGCACCTTCGAGAGATGCAAGCGCACATTCCAGCCAGTATTTCATTACGGCATCGGCCATGTCCTGACCGCAAAGCTGATAAAATTCAGCTACACTGCGAGCGCGTCTTTTGAACGCTTCGTCAGTGGACGCATAGGGGCCGTAACTCCAAGGCGATTTAACGCCGACCATTTCATCTGCTGAAATATTAGTATATCCAACATCGGCCTGTGAATTTACGTCACGGTGTGCAACGGAGCCAGCAATTTTATAGAACGCATCCTTTTTGAAATCGCCAGGAATAGCCTCACTGCGAAAGTTAATTGTCCCGCGCGAAAGCGCATTAAAAACATCTATGACATCCTGAATACGCTCCAGATAAG